CCGTTGCCCTGATTCTTGCGTAGGTCGTCACTGCTCTTGATTTTAAGTATGCTACCCCAATGCTCGTGGATATAGTCGTTGAGGGTATCTGCCGCAGAAGAACCCATGTCAGCTACCGCATTTAAGTTCTCACGTAGTAACTTGATAACATACTTAAACAGCTTGTTAGTGTCGTAGTTAACTAGCCCTATCTTCTTAGCCACGAGTACACCTGTCAGGTTGTTTGCCGCACCTGCTGACCAGAATCGGTTCTCAGCAGTGAGTCCTGCCACTTCATCTATCTTTGCCTGCACGGAGTCGCGTAGCTTCTTTACTTCTTCTAGGTTCTTCATAACGTACTGTATGTAAACCGTTCCGGCGTGGCCGTATATGGACACAGCGTTGCGTGCGTGGGCATCAGTAATGCTCTTAGTTCCCGCTTCTTTAAACAGCTTAACTGCCTTGGTCTCTAGCATACGTTGAGCCTCCGCCTTCGGCCCATTCTTGTACATGCTTATCTTTTCGATGATGCTAGTGTTACCTGTAGTGACAGCCTGTAGGCTCCAAGGCTTACCGCGTGCCCGTTCCGTATTTGCCCCACCGCCAGTCATGCGGTTCCTCTGTTTACCCCCAGTCAGTTGGTACACCATGTCTGATAGGTCGTCGCCTTTAGCGTTAGTCATCTCGTCAATGTACAGTGGCAGGTTATGGTACACTTCTCCACGTAGCATCCTAGAGTTTTGCGTATCGTTCTTATCCAGCACTAACTCTTCGGGGTTGCCCCATACAGATGCCCCTACGAACATAGCAGTAGTCTTACCAAGGCCACTCTCCTTACTATGCACGTGGAACCCCGAGCAAGCTACCGGACTAAGTGCCATAAGAGGTGATCCAAACGCGGACGCAACTATGTACTGATGTAGTTCAAACCCGTCACGGTCGTAGAAGTTAGCCATGTCGATCCACTCTTGCAAAGTACCCTTGGGTTCAAACGCATGGAACAAGCCCACCGTGGGGGTGGAAGGAGGGTTGGCCTTTATACTATCTGCGAATATCTCTTGGTTGCCTACTACAAATGATGTGTATGAATCGTCAGTCCACCCAAACTGCCTACGTGCTTCGTCTGCAACGCTGGTAGCCTGTAACTCGTTTACCCATGTTGTCATGTAAGTCATAAGATCATCCATCCTCGAAACAGCTACCCCGTTCATGGACATCTGCTTCCGTAATTCTTCTTTGGAGGTAACGGAGGTAAGTGGGATTGTAAACTCCCTAACTCCATCTTTAGGTAAGTGTAGTCTGACAACTACAGCCTCGCCCATCTCCACGTCTTGTATACGTTTAACCACGTACAGGTCATTGTGATATACGACCTTCTCATCAGGATCGCCCTCGGCATTGGTAGTCCGTATGTAAACACCACCGTTGGTTCCCCTAAAGAAAGGTCTAGGGTATGCCGGAATAACATAGGTAGTGGCAGGCGCAAAGGGTAGGTCTAACGCAGGTACTTCTACGATGTTGTCTGCTTCTGTTGCCTCCACCACACTACTGCCTAGCACTATAGGAGATTTTATCTTGCCCCAGTTAGGGCAGTTCGGGCACACGTCAGGATTAAACTCGTCAAAAGACGTACACTTGTACGGGCCTTTAATCAGCTCCATCTTCTCCCGTGTGTCCTCGGGAGTGTAGCCCTCGTGCTTCTTAGATATGTTGTGAGCCGCAGATTCGGAGTCCACGCAGAACTTAGCGATAGACAGTCCCGCTCTCCACATGGGTTCACTGCAATTCTCTTGGTCTTTCCATATAGTCTTTATCTGGTCGCAACCAGTGCCGTTCATGGTCTTAGCTATGATGTCTTTAAACTTGTTTTGCTTGTTACCCATCAACGCATCCATGACGGCGTTGCTACCCGAGGGGGTCATTTTCTTGGGAACTGGTATCAACCCCCCTCCCAACAGCGTAGAGAACTTGTCAAAGTCTACGTCATCAGGATGGTCATCCCCAAAGAACTCTACAGGTGATGGTGGGTCAGTCTTGTAGTTGTGCGTAGTAGGTACACGCAGTACCCTAGCGGCATCGGCAGTGACGGCGGGGTCAGCCAGTAGTCCGTGTTCAACACATAACTTCTTTAGGCGCTCTGCCACAGGGAGCCAGTCGTCCAGCCCTATCGACTCCGAAAGGAACCAGTATGCGTGAACGCCCCGCCCAGAGTTAACCAGTTTAGGTTTGGGTAGTGATAACGTCTTACAGAACCCCTGTAATGCCACAAGGGCTTTATCTTGATCTGGATAGTCCTTGGTAGCCCCACAGTCGAGGTCTAAAAAGAAAGACTTTAACTGGTGTACGTTATCTACTTTGCGTGAGTTTGTTTCTTTAAATGTACTAAGTGCAAAATAAGAATCATACCCTTTGCTGTCTAGGTCACGTGCGGCATCAGCCATATCCCCTACGGAGGTGTAGAACTTCTGTACCCTCCTGTCATCCTTCGTACGGAAAGAGAACAAGCAGTAATGCCCATCTTCCCCCAATACCCTTCTTAAAAAACTTTCTACTTGCATAATATATACCTAAATCCGAGAGGTATCGTAGCAGGGGCGCTTGCACGCCCTTTTCGGAATATGTCCTAGCTACAGTTTAGTCTTGCAGGGACTAGTCGTCCCAGTCGGCCACTATATCAGCCAGTGCATCGTCAGATGCTTTTGGTGCGGGTGCCTTCTTCTTAACTACTTTCTTCGGCTCCTCGACTTTTGCGGGTTCGTCATCCCCAAACAACTCATCAGTTACTACTTCCGCGGGGGCAGGGGCAGGGGCTTCAGCTACTTCAAACGGGTTATCTTCCGCTGAGAACTGGAACCCACCTTCTACAGCACCGAAAGGCGATGCGGCTTCCATAGGTACATACTTAATAACCTGTACCGCACGTAATCGGAGGGACACACCCGCTTCGCGCATGTTGTATGGAGTAAACGTAACCGCTACGTTGACAGTGCTACCTGTGGTAAGCATGAAGTCGTCTGGTAGTTTAACGCTTTTTGCGTCGTATTGTACAGGCTTAAACGTAGCGTCTTTACCGTACGCACCTTTCAGTGATGCTTTGTGCGTGTAAGTGCCATCTTCTTCTTTCTTGAAGGGCATATCAAACTTGTCGGGCCAACCCTTTTCTTTCTTGGCTTCATACGCTTTAACCATCTCCATGAACAGAGCCTTGGCTTGGTCTTTAGTCATGCGGAAGCGGGTCTCATACTTAGCGCCTTCGTCAAACGCGTCACACGGTACAGTGCGGTTCTCTGCGTTATCGAACTTGTAAGTCTTGTTAATACGGGGCCATAAGGCTTCGACGTTTGAGATTACATATTGATTATTTGTAGCCATTTGATAAATCCTAATTAATTAGTTTGCATTTAGCTCGAAACCTTCCACCACACCAAACGGAGACACAGGTTCACTTGTTGTAGGGATAGACATAGTGATAGCCTGAATAGTATCTTCATGGTCAATCATGGCCGAAACCCTCTCAAGTGTGTCTTCGTCTAAGCGGTCTACCGGCTTAAAGCAAAGTTTTGGTACTGCACTACCCTCATCAAAATAAATCTTGGTGGTGATAGTAACTACAGGCGTGTCATGTTTAGCGAGTAACCGAGCATAGTTTTGCATACCCATATCTCCGCTATTAGCACTGCCAAATATAGACGTGGCAGGTATCTGTAACTGATACACCTCTTCGGGGTTATCCCGAAATACAACTGCTAACCGTTGTCCAAACCGGCAAGCCCTACCCCCATACTGGCCAGAACCTCTTATATTTTGAGGGCAGTCCATACAACGCATTGCTTGCCGTTGCTCTTGGGGTACATCTACTGAAGGTACTTGTGTGTCGGCAGACCAACACGTAGGTACCGCAACCCTATTGGGGTCGTACGCATCGCCATAGTAAGCGCGAGAAACTGGAGCGGCGTTTACTATAACCACATCCATATAACCTAAGTCTCTAGTAACTTCTTCACCATCAGCTATAACGTGAAACTTGCCACCACGTATGCTGATTCGGCGTAGTCCATTGCTACTCATCAGGCGTCTTCATCCAAGTCTAACTCTAACTGCTCGTACATCACGTCATCTTGGGGTGCTTCATTTACAACTGCCGTAGGCTTACCCAAAAGTTCGGCTTCTAACTCCGGTAACTTAAACCTGTAAGTAGAACCTACCTTTATATAGGTATCGCTCGGGATTTTATCGGTGCGTATCCACGCACGTACGGTAGAGATAGACACTGCAAAGTGCTTCGCTACGGTTTCAATTGGGACAAATGCCGCCATTATTTCCTCCTTACTGAGACTACATATTCTGAGTCTACGTTAAGACCTTTAGGCACAAGGTCGGGGTTCTCTTCCAAAAACTGCTTCATGTTTGCCTGATTTAGTCGTTTGTCTAATAACTCGGGTGCCTCATGCTCTAAAACAAATTCGTGCATGTTGCTCCAATCACTAGTCCAGTACCTAGTCTTGGCAGACCTATAAAACAATCCTGCTGAAGTCTTTACACTATCGACGCCCTGCTCCTTGCAGTACTCCAACAAGGCTTTCTTTACCTTGTCCATCTGCTCAGTCAGTTTGCCGTCCTCTTCTTTAAACGCCGCCGATAGTTCTGAACGCTTATCTTTAATCTTGAGATAAACCTTGGTCAACTGTTCGGCGGTAGACTTTCCTTCACTCATTACACGCTCCTTTACTAACGGGACGTACACTTTATTGCCTTATTATTAGCTAGTCAAGTATTTCTTTGTAAAGGTCAATCATTTTTGTGTGAATGTCTATTCTGTTATCGAGTAGTGCGTAAACACGTTTCTCTGCGTGCGAACCTTGAAGCTGGACGACGGTACATTTGTGATCTTGGCCTGATCTGTGTACACGAGCGTTGGCTTGCGCGTAGGTTTCCAAGGAACTTGTAGGTGCCCACCATACCACCGTGTTTGCCGCAGTTAATGTTACTCCGTGTGCCGCTGACTGGGGTTGTATGACCAGCACTCTAGGATCATCAGCTTCTTGGAATCGCTTGAATATCTCCGTACGCTTACCGGCACTCACATCCCCACGTATTATCTCCGTAGATATACCGTCATCGCGTAGCTTGTTAGTCAGTAGGTCAATCGTATGTTTGAAGGGTACGAACACTAGCACCTTCTTACTAGACTCGTCTATGACTTCACGTAGTACCTTATATCGGGGGGATATGTCGAACTCTACTGCGTCCCCCTTGTCGGTATACACTGCACCTGCGGATATTTGTAGTAACTTGTTCATGTTAACTGCGGCATTGGCAGCACTTATCTGTTCCCCTGCCGCCTGCATTACCATCTTGTTCTTCAGTTCTTTGTAGTACTTCAACTGTTGTCGGGTAAGAGGTACTTCTCTTTTGGTGTACACCATAGGTGGTAGGTCAAGGCACTCGTCTTTGGTAAACCGTATGGCTGGTTGCAGTACCCTATGCACCGTATTGGTAGCGTCTTCTTTGGGCACCCATTTGAAGTTTGTTACCTTACGCATCACTTGGTCACGGAACGATCCAAAAAATCTGGGCACGCCATTGGGGTTAACGAGTTTGGCTATACCGTATGCATCAGTTGGGCTTTGTGCAGCAGGGGTACCCGTCATCATCCACAGCCACGTGCTTGGCCCCACTAACTTGTTCATGGTCTTCCATCGTTTTGTTTGCGGGTTCTTGTAGTGCGTAGCCTCGTCAACGATTATGAGGTCAAACCCTCCATTAGCCACGGCATCCGCTACGATCTCCACCCCATCATAATTTATTATCACGTACTCAGCATCGCCTTCGATTATCTTGGCGCGTTTGTCTTTTGCTCCATAGGCCACGTCTACCTTGCGGTGCATAGCAAAGCTAAATAAGTCGTTGCGCCATGCGGAATCCATAATAGATAGGGGGCACACCACCAACACTCGACGTATCACCCCCTGCTTCATAAGGTAGTCTGACGCCCATATAGCACTGGCAGTCTTGCCTGTACCCTGCTCGTTAAAGCAGAAAGCCTTGCGGTTCAACGTGAAAAAACTAGCTGTAGTCTTCTGATGATCGAACGGAGTGTACTTACCTGTCCAATCGTACTTAGATTCTATGGGGGATGGCGCGTTGATGTTCATGTTGCGCAGTACCTGTGTCTCTTCTAATCCCCAGTTAACAAGTACTTGGTTGTTTGCTAACTCCCTGCTCTTTGGTATAACCGATGTAACCTTTGCGGGGTTACGTAGCGTAAGTAATAACGCCTTATCATCTACTATCTTCATATCTGTACGAACTCCGTCATTGGTATATACATACATGTTTCAGTGTCGTGGCTATCGTTTCTATCGTGCCTACCTCCTAGGCGTTTCTCGTACCTATCTTCCAGAACTACCGTAAACACTCCATCAGTAAACCGCACAATTAATAAGGGTATTACTTTATCCTCTTTGCTCATACGTAATATGCTATCAACCTTCATAGCACTTATCATATAAGTGAGGTACTTATCGCTCGCATTAGTTCGGGTTTTGATTTCTACATTGCCTACATGCTTACCATCTTGGAATAGTAAGCCGTCTATAGAGGAGAATGGTTCGGACTTCTCATATGTAAACTTACCTTTAGATTCTATATACTTCTTTATGTAACCCTCGTTACTACGGTCAAACTCACTTTCATACACGGGACGCATTTGTTTCTCCGATGCAAAATAGCGTGAAGTGGGTGTCCACGTCACACTGAAATATAATTACTTGTTAACACGTTAAGGTGATAACACCTACACACTCTGTTAATGGGTAGACTGAAAACTGGATAACTGTACAGCCCAGTCAGGTCGTGGCTTTGCTACCTAGGTAACAAAAATATCTCCGCCATACTAAACGACTTAATAAATCGTTTACCTAATTATTATACCGTTTTAGTAGCCCTGCTTCGTCCACAGATAGGGCTAGGTCTGCATTATGTAGGGACTAGCGATGAATATAGCACTAGCCCGTTAGACTACTCGATTTTATGCCGCTGATTGTTAATGCCATAAGGAGAGGCACGACATCGTTTAAAGACGCATCAAGCACGCGTCAACCCATACCAATAGGGAGTTCTTTACTTAGGCTTTCTACTGCCTTTCTTCTTGTAGTTCCGGCTACGGTTAGTAGAGCTATCCTCTACTGTAACACCGTCTTTGTTGCTTCCGCCATTGACCAAGGCTTTCTTATGACTAACGTCTTTACCTTCACGCTTGTCAGCCTTACCGTTACCATTGGCATCTTTACCTTCTCTATCCATCTTGCGTCTGGCGCGTTGCCGCTCCATCCTACGTTCAAACGTGTCACTGCCGACAGGGGCATTGACCTGCTTCTTTCTTTTCTTACGCATTAGTTTCTCCCATTGTGTACGCACTCGGTAACAATACAGTGCCTACGACATAATCCACTTTGGTGTGCATTCCACACATCGTTCTCAAAGGCTTGTTCCATGCGGTTGTAGTCTGATAACCACTTCTCCCATAGCCTAGGCTCATCCGGCTTGGAGTAGTCTTCCTTTATTAACTCACCACACACTACAAATAGTAGGCCACCCTTCACTTTCTCTAGCTTGGGGTACATCTTGAACATGCTCATAGCCATCAGTTCTAACTGGCCTTTGTCCGCGTACCTAGTATTTTTACTTGTCTTATAGTCTACCACATAAGCTGTTTTGGTGCGTTTGTTTAGGATGACTAAGTCGGCAATACCACGCCACCACACGTTGTCATCTCGGAACCCGCACGGCTCTAGGTTCTCAGTGAGTCCCATCTCCAACTCGCACAGCTTCTCGCCTTCTATGTTATTCAGGACATCAAGTACATCTTTGCAGTAGTTGTACTTTTCGGGTAGCGGTTTGCCATCCCTAATGTATTCTTCCGCTGCCAAGTGTACGGCAGTACCATATAGCATGGCCTCTGTCTCAGGTTCCTTATAGTCCTTCGCCACCTTGAGATGGTAGAACTTCTTAGGGCATTGCTCGAATGACTTAATCTTTGAGAACGACCACGGTGCAATACTCATTCCAGTTCCTTACCCTTTATAACGCCAGCAGCTACTATTAGTTCACTAATTAATATGTGCAGCATTTCTTCGTCTATAATGATAGTGTCTTTGTGTTTGGTGTTTCCCACAACTTCGCACTGCTCTATGAGTATTATGTCCTCCTCATCTATAGTTTCTCCAACTACTATAGTGAGGTACCCTCCTTCTGTTTCCGGTTCAGAGGTTTCATTATCTTTATTGCGCCTAAACTTATTAATGTCGGTTACTTTACCCAAGCCATGCTCCTAGTATCAAAGACAGAACCACCACAAATACGGCATACGCCCGAGTGGTAACGAAAGGCTGCCCCATACACTCTGTTATGTTATCGCGTAGGGTTTGTAGTTTGTTGTCCGAACGCGTTAGTGCCTTATCTGCAAACTTATGCGCTTCTTTCATAGCTTTCTCTATGTCAGTCATCCTGCCGCCTCCCCGTAAGATTTACCGTTATCTGATTCGCACGTGATGGGTAAGCCTTCTGCCCACGGTGCGGTACTACTCATACACTCTTCGATATAGCGTGTAGCTTCTTCAAGTTCATCCTCTGGTACACAACATACCACGGAATCGTGTACAGTCAAAGCCACCTTATACCTTTTAGCAATCGCCAACATCTGATCCCCGATGATACATCTAGCCACCGCTTGGCATACATTCTCTGTGACCTTACCGCCATATATCCTAGTGTACCCGCGTCGAGTCTTGTACTTAAACTCTGGCCCACGCTCACCTTGTTCGTACTGTAAGTCGTCATACCGCATCTTGAGTCCAGACGGTAGCAGTATCCACCCATTACGCCCGTCAGCCCCGTACTTTACTATCCCGTTGGGGCCGAGACTACCGGAGTTACCACGCGACATCTCAACCAGCATGTTCTGACAATCACGCCATAACGTGTTTATCTTCCAGTTAGCATCTCGGTAGATTCGGATTACCCTTCGAGCTTCCTCTACATCCATGTGAGTACCGAACGACTGTAGCTGGTCTGAAAAGCGTACCGCACCCATACCATATCCTGCACCTAATATAGTAGTCTTACCTACAAAGCGTTGGTCTTTCGTGACCGCTTCTTCTGGTATGTTGTATATCTTAGACGCCATCTTTATATACACGTCTTCCTTGTCGGTAAACGCTTGGACTAGATCGTCCTGTCCTGCAAGCCACGCCAGTACACGCGCTTCGATCTGTGATGAGTCACAGTCAACCATCATGTACCCTTCGGGGGCAAGCATACTGTTCTTTAACTTCTTACCATTCACGCCACGGCTAGGTAGATTCTGGATGTTGATCTTGTCATCGCCTCCCCACCTACCAGTGTGTGCCGCGTAGTATCTTACAGGTACCGGGAGAAGTCCGCGTTTAGCTATACCTATAAACCTCTCAGTACGTGATTCCTCAAGCGTGCTCTTGGTGCCTAGCCTAGCAGTTACGAGTGCCTGCACCCTAGAGTCGGAGTGGTTCTCCAACGCCTTGAACTGCTCATCGTTCTTAGCGAATGCGAATGTTTCCTTGCCAGTGGTCAGGCTTATCTTTGTGGGGGGTATCACACCTAACCCCTCAAGCAATTCGGCAAACTTAGGGTTGCTCATAAGTTCTTTCTTAGTAACACCAGAAGACGTTATTAGGTCTTCTTTTATCTGCTTGGTGTCTTCCAAGTGTTGCTCAAGTAGCCCTAAGTCCAACTCCAGTACAGGCTCCACGAACATACGTAGCGTGCAGTCTATCAACCGTAGCTCGTTCTTTGGGAACCCTCTGCCCATGACATTAAACAACTTATAGGTTAGCTCCACGTCATTGATGCAGTAGTCGCCATACTTATCTAACTCTGCGTCACTGAAGTCCAGCCTACGCTTACCTATCGCGTCTAGTACTTCCGTCCCTTTAGTGCCGAGGCCGTACCTCTGCGTAAGCGCATGGAGAGAGCCGCCAACTTCGACACCATGTAAAGCACGAGCAATACAAAGAGTGTCAGCGAGGACGCGAGGATGAACATCAAATAACCAACTGAGAATAGCGCCATCAAACAAAGTGTTGTGGCATAGAAGTACAGACGTACCCCAATCGAAAGTATGTAAATACTCCTTGAGTTCTTCGTGTGTGCCGCTTGCCCATTCTGTAGCATCGTTATTCACCTTTACACCTACACCCACTACCTCAAAACGAGGGTCACGGATGTAGGCTTCTGTTGTCATCTTACGGAGAGAGAAGTCCTTGTCGTAGTACGTTTCAAAGTCAACCGTTATCAAGTCCATCTTCATCCTCCTCTATGTCTACTACTTCCATGTCTGCCTTGTGTTCGGACTCGGTGATATGCTTGGGGGCTTCCTTATCCCCAAACACATTATGCCAGTTCTCCCAAAACGCCTGCGCAGTAGGGCGTTG